TCAAAGACGGTGTCCTTGGAGCTTTTTCCGTTGGTTTTCGGGTAAAGGACGCTGAGTATATTAAGGAAACTGACGGATTAGAGATAAAGGACGCTGAGTTGTTTGAGGTATCGGTTGTATCAGTACCTTGCAATCAAGCAGCTACTTTTTCATTAGCGAAGTCTTTCGATTCTGAGCAGGATTATGAAGATTTCAAGAAAACTTTTAAAAGCGAGGAAGATTCCTCTTCAAAGGAGATAGATATGTCGGAAGAAGTAAAAACTCCCGAAATCGACTTGGAAGCTTTTGCGAAGAAAGTTGCAGATGAAACTGCTGCTAAAATTGCAATGAAAGCTGCCGAGCAAAAAGCTGCAGAAAAAGCTGAAGCAGAAAAAGCTGCCGAAGTAGAAACTGCAAAGGCTCTTGAAGCCGAAAAAATTCAGGCCACTATTAAGTCTGGAATAGAAACTGGTGCAGAAAAGCTCGTTGCAGATGTTCAGCAAGAGATTAAAGCACAAACTGAACTTGATGTTAAAGCTCTCACCGAAAAGTATGAGAAAGACCTTAAAGAAAAATCAGAGGAACTCGAAGCAATGCGAAACAGCAAGCGTGATTTCTCCGGTCGAAGTGGAAAGGCGGATATAACTAAATTCCAAAAAGAACTCATGTATGGCCATTTTCTCGGAGTTTATACTGGAAAAGGATGGAACACGGATTATTCAAAAGATATCTTTGAAAAAGCCGGCCTCGAGTGGGACTCAGGACTTGGTAGTGTAACTACTGGTGCTCCTGATATTGCTCAAGGTGTTTCAGCTGCGATTGAAAAAGAAATCATGCTAGAGCTTAAGCTTGCGCAAGCTTTCCGTGAAATTACTATCAATTCAGCAACTCAAGTATTGCCAATCCAAACAGATGCTCTTCCAGCAACTTGGGGCTCTAATACTGCAGCTAGTGGTAACTTGACTAACCGCCCTCAAATTGATGCAAATCAGTATAATGCAAATCAAGTAATTCTAAAGGCTACTCGACTTGTTTCGACTACCTTTATGGATAATGACATTGATGAACAAGTTCTTGTTAATTTAATGCCTATGCTTGTTGAAGGTGTTGCACGTGCTCACGCTCGCGCAGTTGATGATGCAATTCTAAACGGCACTACTGGCGGTACTCAAGGCTTTAACGGTCTCGAAGCTCTCGCGACACAAAATGGAGCTGCAGTTAAGGTAGATGTTCTTGAGCTTAGCGGAAGTGCAAATGATGACACTACTGTAACTTCAGCAGAGTTTTTAGCTGCACGTAAGTTGATGGGTAAGTATGGTATTAATCCTGGCGACCTTGCATACGTTGTGTCACAGAAGCGTTATTATGACCTTATTGCTGATCCTGCTTTTGCAGATATCACTGATGTTGGTTCTGATGTTGCTACAAAGATCACTGGATCAATCGGAGCAATTTATGGTACTCCCGTAATTATATCCGATGCTCTTGAAGGTGACGGAACTGCCGGAAATACTATAGGTTATGCTGTTAATGTTAAAAACCACGTAATTCCACGTCTCCGTGGAGTATCCATTGAGCAGGATTACGAAGTGTTAAACCAGCGCAATGTTATTGTTGCTAGTCAGTCTCTTGGCTTTAATCAGTTAAGAGCGAATAATGGAACAACTGATGTATCTGTTGTTAAATTAACTCGAGGAGCTGACGCGTAGGCGGCTAATTCGATTACTAATAAAAACGAGGGGTGGTTCGCCACCCCAAGTTTTTACTAATGGACTTATTATGGCACTTTTAGTATCCCATACAATCTATAAGCAAGTTCTTGGAATAACAGGTTCTGGAAATACTGACCAAATTCTAAGTGCATATGCTGATTCTGTGAGTCAATTAGTAAAAACTTATTGTAATAATAGTTTTGTTGATTTTTATTCGGTTGCAAAAACTGAATATTTTAATATTCTTTATGATCAATCTTTTGTACAAATATCAGAAGCACCATTGGTTCTTTCGAATATTACTACTCCGGATAGCGGATCGAAATCTTTACAGGTCTATGAAAGAGCTGGAATAAGTGAAAGTTATACTCAACTTACAAACACAGCAGGAGAATACTATCCTGATGCTAGTACTGACACCATTTATAGAACAGACGGAACTACAGGATTAAAGTTTTTTCCACGAGGGCCAGGCTCTGTTAAAATAGTTTACTATGCAGGTTATGCACAAATACCTGATGATTTAAAACTTGCGGTTATTGATTTGATAACTTATTATTATAAGGAACAAACTAAACCGCGACAAACAATTGCGGGTGCTAGTATACAGAACCAGGCATCGAATACTATGCGAAATAATAGTGATTTTCCAGATCACATTAAACGAGTATTGGACTTATATAAAAATTACTAATGGCGAATAGAGGACTTGCAAACATGACAAAGCGTATTATTAAACGCTTATCTGTGGCAGATCAAAGAGAAAAAGTACTACGATTGCAAGGACAAATATTTATATGGCATAAACACGAGTTTATTAAAAAAATGACAGAGCTTACAGGAAATGGTATCCATGTAAGAAAGCTAACACGATTATACAGAGATAGTTTAAAAAAACAAGATAAGAAGATGTTAGCCAGTAAAGATGGAAAGCGCTTAAAAAAAGTAAAAATTGATCTTAAAGCAGGAGTTTTTGGAACGTTTGACATAAAAAAAGATGACGCTTATGCAGTTCTAAACTACAGATCGGTTCAAGAAATAAAAAGACTGGTTGGAAAAAAGTTTAATGAACTTACCGGTAAAGAAGCAAAATTAGTAACAGGAAGTGTACAAGGGGGAGATCAAGCTTCAAAAGCACCGGGATGGGCTGTTGGTCATGGAGAATATGGTCAAGCAGTTTCAACAACACAAGTTTCTTCTGCTCAAGCAATAATGAGAACTCAAACTTCTGTAAAAAGATATGGTGCAGTAGAAACATACCAAAAAATAGAACAACATATTCAAACGTATAAGAAAACTTTAAATCTTGAACTTGAACTAAAACAAGAACAACATATTTCATCAACAGGACGATTTAAGAAAACTTATACTGCACTAATTTCTGATGAAGATGCAGCAGAAAATTGGGCAGCAGGAAGAGCAGAACAAGAGGCTCTAAGAGCTCTTCGAAATGCAATAGAAGGTGAACTGGCTAATATTCCAGATCAAGACGGCTCAGATTCTTTGGTTGAGGGAGTAACAAAAGTACTTACTCATCAACTTACAAAAGCAAAAGGAGTAAAGCATAAAAAAGGGCAACGACCAGCACCTGTTTCAAAATCAAAAGGAAGAGCAACCCGAAAAGGAAGGACACAACAAAAAACAAAAATTGGAATTATCAAGGGAGCAGGAGTACCTGCAGTAAGTGCAAAGAAAAGAGATGGAGACGGAGAAACAACTGCATCAACTCCTCTACACTTAATTGGCTTAATAAATAAAGCACTACCAGAGGTAGTAAAAAATAATATGAGAAGTCCTGCACTGGTAAATAGAACAGGACGTTTTGCGAATAGTGTAAGATTAACAGATATAATTCAAACTCCACGCGGATATCCAAGTTTTGGATATACATATCAAAAAGATCCGTATGAAGTATTTGAAATGGGTGCGCAAGGTTCTGCTCCCTGGGCAACACCAGATAGAGATCCTAGATTTTTAATTGATAAATCTATTCGAGAGATAGCTGCACAATTTGCTATAGGAAGATTTTACACTAGGAGAGAGTAGTGAGTACAAGACTTTATACATCAAGGCGACAAGCGATAATAGAGCAACTTGTAATTAAGTTAAAAGGTATTAATGGTACAGGCACTACTGAAACAGGGTTTTTAACAGACGTACGAAACAATGTACATGGCAGATTATTGTTTTGGGACGAAGTAGACGAGTTCCCAGCAATTCACATGAATGCTGGATCAGAAACTAGACAGTATCAGGCAGGAGGATACAAAGACCGATTTTTAGCAGTAACAATTCGATGCTATGTAAAGCAGGAAAACGCAGCACTTGCATTAGATAGATTAATAGAAGATGTTGAAACGGTTCTTGAAGATAACGGTAGCTTGCAGTATTTAGATAGACAAAATGTTCTTCAACAGATTCAGCAAATTACCATTGTCAGCATTGATACAGATGAAGGTTCGTTAGAGCCTCTAGGAGTTGGAGAGATACTCATAGAAGTTCGATACTAGGGAAAAACTGGCAGGAACAAAAGTTCACTTCCATGTCTTTTCAAGAAAATAGGAGAAAATTATGTCAGACAATTTATATTTTAGTAGAGATACGAAAGTATATATCGAAATTCTCGCGGCTAATAACAGTACTTCTGGTAGTGTTATATGGGAAGTTCCCGTACTGGAGGGATACTCCTTTAGCCAAGCTCAAAATGCTACTGAAATTACACTGTCAGAGATGGAATCTTCTACCGGTGTAAGTAGACGTGGACGACGAAACTTTAATGATTCATATGCTCCCGCAGAGTGGAGCTTTAGTACTTATGTGCGACCTTTTGCTTCTAGCGGATTTGACTCTTCAAACGTACATGCTGTAGAAGAAGTACTTTGGGGACTCTTTAACGGAAAAGCATATTGGGACAATACTGCAAATGAGTTTAAATCTGCAGCAAGTGGAACAGCATATTCAGCACATAGTGGAACTACTGCTGTTTTTGACCTTGCTCAGTCGAATACTGCGGCTCTTGGAGAAGCAAATATTTATTTTGCACTTGGTGCAAATACTGCATCTACTCATACTGATAATGTTGCATCAGGCAGTGCTCAAACTGGCACTACAATTACTCTTGACGGAGCCGTTGCAGTAGCAAATACAATTGCAGCTGGAGATGTAATGCTCTTTACAGGAGATAGTTCAGGAGTAACTGAGACTGCCACTGTAGTAACAGGAAATACAGCTGGTGGAACTCAAATTACTATTGCAGCTGCACAGGGTGGCGGTATTGCAGGTGGCGGAGCTGTTACTTTTCAAAGAGCAGTAACGTACAAACTTGAAAATTGTGTTGTAAACGAAGCTTCAATTGATTTTGATGTTGATGGTATTGCACAAATTAACTGGTCAGGTCTTGGTAAAATAATTTCAGAAGCAATTATTCCAACTCCGACTATAACTGCAGGAATTAGTTTAACAAGCAATTATATTCGTAATCGTCTTACGCAACTTACAATTACGCCTGCTGATACAACAACTTTTGCAAGTTCTTATACTGCTACACTTACTGGTGGAAATGTTACTTTGTCTAATAATATTGAATACTTGACTCCAGTAACACTTGGTGAAGTAAACCAACCTTTTGCAGCAGTAGCAGGAAGTAGAAATGTTGGTGGAAACTTTACATGTTATCTAAATACAGGTAATGATGGTAGTGCTGACTTGTTCAGGGATCTTATCGATGCAAATACTGTTATTACAAACAACTTTGACTTAAAGTTTGGAATCGGAGGAGCTGCTGGAGGTAGTGGCCCACGTCTTGAAATCCACTGCCCAACTTCCCATATTGAACTTCCAACACACAGTATTGAAGATGTAATTTCATTGGATACTACATTTGCGGCTCTTCCCTCCACCATTTCTGGAGCAGACGACGCAACGTTAACCTATAGAGTATAGAACTTAAAAATATTTCTTGACTTTTTTGTTTAAATAAAATATACTATGTAGTAGAAAATATAAAAGCGGGGGCTAAGTACCCCCGCTTCACCACTTAAATTTGAAAGGATCCTATGTTATGAGCGACACCCCTGTTTCTTTAGCGAGTTTAATGACTCCAAGTAAAACAATTTCAATTAATTTTCCCGGATATGAAGGTTTCACTGTAGATTTATGTCATTTAGCACGAGAAGAGTTAATAAAGCTACGAAAAAGGTGTCTTACAACAAAGTTTAGTAAGAAAACTCGTCAGCCCGAAGAGTCATTGAACGAAGAAATATTTATTGTAGAGTATTGTAAAGCAGTTATTAAAGGTTGGTCAGGCTTTAAATATCGTTACCTAGAAGAGCTTCTTTTGGTAGATGTAGCAGCTTACGATCCGGATGATACCTTACTCTATTCTAAAGAGAATGCAGAGTTACTTATGAAGAACTCAACAGAGTTTGATACTTGGGTAACAGAGACAGTAGGTGATTTAGAAAATTTTACTGGGAACAAGTAGGAGAAGTACAAACTCTACTTGAAAAATTAGTAAAGCAAACTACTAGTAAAATAGATGTAGATAAATACTTACTTATATGTGAACAGCTCGGAGAGGAGCCAGATCCCGAAAGAATGCCACTCGAACCTGCCGATTTTCCTGCAGAAGTTCAAGTGGCATTTTTTATATTTGCACTTTTATCTGATCGCTGGGAAGGAATGTCGGGATCCTACTTAGGAAAAGACTGGACATGTTTAAATGATATATTTGACTTATATGAAGTTGAAGATCGACGAGAAGTATTTTATTTTATGAAAATGTACGAAAGTTTAATCGTTCAAAAACGAGCAGAGGAGCAAGAATCGCAAAGAAAAGCAGCTGAAAAGAAATCGGCAGGGAGTGGCAAGAATTATACTCATAATGTGAAAGGCTAATGGCGAAGAGTAAAATTGGAGTTGATTTTATAATCGATGACAAAGGTAATATACGAAAACTTGGAGATGCTGCCGAAAAAACCGGTCGAAAGGTAGGTAAGCTGGGCGAGAATTCTCGTACTGCCGATAGAAATATAAAAGGCGTTGCTTCCGCATCTGCAAATGCTACAAAAAACTTTTCAAAAATGGGACAAGGCATGGGTGGTCTTGTTGGTTTGTATGCAACTTTTGCTGCAAACGTATTTGCTCTAACAGCAGTTTTTGGTTTTCTAAAAGATATTGGTGACTTAGCCGCACTTGAACGTGGGCAAGCTGCTTATGCTTTAAATACCGGTACAAATATGAAGTTTTTAGCAAACAGTATAAAAGAAGCTACTGGAAGTATCATAAGCTTTCGTGAAGCTTCTCAAGCTGCTGCAATCGGTACGGCAGCTGGATTAACTCAAACACAACTCAAAGAAATTGCAACTCTTGCAAAAAATGCTTCCATAACCTTAGGGCGAGATTTAACAGATTCTTTTAATCGTCTTACTCGTGGTATTATCAAAGCAGAGCCAGAACTTTTGGATGAATTGGGTATTATAATTCGTCTTGATCGAGTGATGAAAGAGTATGCTGCATCAATAGGTGTAACAGTAACAGAGCTAACACAATTTGAAAGAAGTCAAGCTGTTGCAAATGCTGTTCTTACTCAAGGAGGAGATAAGTTTCAAGACATGGGAGATAATGTTAATGAAACATCAAAAGCTTTAGAAGCTCTAAATGAATTATTGGATGAAGTTAAAAGAAAACTTGCTCCTGTAACTGAAAGTGTTGCAAAAGGACTAACAGATGCACTTAAAAGTGCTGAAGCTAGCACTGTAAGTTTTGGTGACGTAGTTGGAGCATTGTTTGGAGGAGGTGTACTAGCAACGATGTTTGGAAATTTTTTCTCATCAGCTTCAGAAAAGGTTGGACAAGGCGGAAAAAAGATATCAGAAAAACTTAAGGATCTATTTACAAATTCAGGCAGAAGTCTCCTTGGTGGTGCAAAAAGGCTTGTTCTAAGTGGTCTAGCAACAATATTTAGAACCTTTACAGCGAGAGTCACTGCAGGAGTATTGATTATGGACGCAGTTCTAGGCACAAAGATGATAGAGAAACTTACAGCAATTTTCAAGATGACAGACGAAGAAAAACAAAAACAAAATATATTTGCGGAGCAAAATGATAATGTTGATGCCTTAGTAGCTAACATGGAAACTTATCATGAAATGGGTCTCAAACCTGTTAATCGAACACTTCAAGATATGCTAGTACGATACAAGGCTCTTGCAGAAACAGATTTTAAAAATGTTGAGGATCTTGCAAAAGATTTTAGGGCAGGAAAAGTTCTTAGTTCCGTGGAGGAGCAAGATGACTTTGGCAGGACAGGCAGAACCATCACAACTTATGGTTTTGCCGGAGGATCAGAGGATATAGACCATAATAACGACCTTCTAAAACTGATGAATATCGAGTTAAGTATTGCTCGCAATACTATAAGCCAAATGACCTTATTAAAAGACAAAATAGGCATGGAAACAGGAGCTGCCAGAGATTTAGAAAGAGCAACCATTACTTTAGGACAGATGGATGAGTTAATGGAAAGAATAAATACAAATAAAGATTTTACAGATATTGCTGGGATGAATAAATTTAATAGTGCATTTCGTGAGTTCGGTTTAACAGTAGGCATGCTTAGACAAGATATGGAGAACTTACAGGATTCAACTATTGTAGCAACACAAAAAGTTAGTCAAGGCTTAATTGAGCAAGCAGAAGCTTTTGATAAGATAATGCAAGCACAAGGAGGCGCTGCTTCTGTATTTGATAAAACTCAAACACTTATAAGTACTAATATTAGGCTATTAAAAGACGCAGAAGCTATTGCTGGTGGAGATGGACTATCTAAAGGCAGAGCAGCTTTTGGACTTAGTGAAAGCGAATTTGCCAGTACAGCAAAAATTCTTGGAGATTTACAAGTTGAATCAATGAGCGGAGCAAAGATACTTGAAGCTTTAGCAAATAGATCTCTTGAGATAAAATCTCGTGAAGAAGCAATTAATATAAATGTTTTAAAAGCGCAAGAAGCGCAAGTAATTGCCTTAGGGAAAGCTATGACTTTTGAAAAAGCAAGAGTTCAAGCACAATCAAGTTATGATATAGCTAAGGCAAAAGAACTTAAATTAGTAGCTCAAATTGCTCAGGAGGAAGATGCACAGTTTGCATTAAGCGGAACAAGAACAAATTCAAAAATTGAACAAATGAAAATTCAATTAAATTTATCAGAGGCACAAGTAGCTGAAGCACTAAAACTTTTAACGATAGAAAATAAAGAATCAGTTAAACTAGCAAGAAAAAATATTGATCAAATTAATTTTGACCAAAAAAGATTATCAATACTGGAGTCCATCGAATCTGTAGAACGTAGAATTGCTAAGATAAAAATTAATGACTTAAATAGAAGTATTGCCGAGGAAGAGAGAAAGAGAGCAAACGATATACAAGCAGTAGAACTATCAGGTAAAGGTGATGTTCAAAAACGATTTGCACTAGAAAAAATCAATCGAGAGGCAGATATAGCAGTACTTGAGAAAAGAAAATCAATAATCGAAGAAGAAAAACTAGCTAAACTTGACGCTCTTACGCGAGAAGAGGAAATGCTTACCTTAAAGTATGATTTGCAAATAAATGAGCTTGAGCTACTGAAAGAAACGAGGGATATAGAAACTACCAGAATAGCCGCAATCGAGCAGCTAATTACTAGATTACAAGATGCAAAAAAAGGTTTATCAGGTGACGATGGAACAATTGAAGGGCTAAAAGGTGATGTTAAAGACGATGCCGAGAGCAAGACAAAGGATATTGATAGTCAAATAGAGCGATCTAGAAAAGCACAAAGAGAGATTATGGATATAAATCAACTATCACAGTCTGCAACAAATTCTCTGGCAGATGGAATGGGTCAAGCATTGGGCGATTTAATGACAGGAACAAGTAGTTTTAAAGACGCATTTAAAAATATGGCTAAATCAGTTTTAGCTGACATAACACGAATGATTGCAAAGCAACTAGTTCTTCGTGCTCTTTTTGGTCCATCAGGACAAGGTGGCATCATGAGCATCTTCAGTAAAAAAGATGGAGGAATTATTCATGCTGCAAATGGTGGAATTTTTAAAACAGCACGAAATTATGAGTACGGAGGTGTAGCTCGTGGCCCCACTCGAGGGCATCCTGCTATTTTACACGGAACAGAAGCAGTTGTTCCACTACCAAATAATCGTGAAATACCGGTTGAAATGAAAGGTATGCCTGCACAGTCCGGTGATACTACGAATGTTTCCATAAATGTTAACTCTGATGGAAGCATGAGCACCTCAGGTGATCCTGGGCAGGGAGAAGCATTAGGTCAATTACTAGCACGTGCTGTTCAGCAAGAATTACAGAATCAAAAACGATCGGGTGGTATACTAAGCCCTAATGGAGTAGCATAATGGCGATAGGCTTTGTAACTTTAGACAGTGTAAATAGAATACCTGACAAAGGCATGAGAAAAAGCAGTAAGCCCAAAGTACTTTTAGCACAGTATGGAGATGGCTACGAGCTTCGAGTTCGAGATGGAATAAATAATGTAAATGAAATATATACTGTTAATTTTTCAAGAAGACCAAAAGCAGAAATTGACAAAATTATAGATTTTCTTGACTCAAAAGCAGGTACAGATAATTTTACTTTTACTGTACCTGATTCTGCAGCAGGAGGAGGTGAATTAGCAATTAAGGTAGTTTGTGACACATATTCTCATGTATTTGATTATGATGAATACTGGAGCGCAACTGCAACATTTAGAAGAGTTTTTGAGCCATGACAAACAATGTAATAGCAAGTGACTTACAAAAGCAAGATGCAGGAGGAGCAGGTTCAGAGTTAGTAGAGCTTTTTATTTTAGAACTTCCAGATCATCTTTCTACAGAATTTAGTCGTATTTATTTTCATGCGGGAACTCTTGATTCTGGAGGTAGTCATGGAAGCGTAACTTTTAGAGATCGTGAACAAGATCCTTTGACGGGAAACTACGAACTTCGAACATATATTCCGTTACCTATGAATATCACAGGAATTGCCTCAGAAGCAGAAGGAGTAACTCCAAGACCAAGTTTAACAGTTGCAAATTTAAGTAATATATTTCGTGGAGCACTTGGTGAATACTCAAACGAAGACTTAATTCGATGCAAAATTATACGAAGAAGAACTTTTAAAGATCAGTTGGCTACTGGTAGTAACACAGCTCCTCCAATAGAGTTTCCAGTTCATAGTTATAAAATTGATAGAATAAGTAGCGAAACTGCAGAATTAGTTGCTTATGAGTTAGTTGCACCTTACGATTTAGAAGGAATAACACTTCCTCGTCGAGAAATTATTGGCAAGTACTGTTCATGGATTTATCAAGGATTTAATCATACGCCTCGAAAAGGAGCTTGTCATTGGGAATTAGATGGATTATATCGTGATATAGTACAACGGCAAATTCAGACTATTACTGAGAGTACGTCACCTGATCAGTATGTAATTGCTGTAGGAAATAATCACGGCTTTGCCGCTAATCAGTATGTAACATTTGGACGTATAAATGGAGGCAGTAACTACTCTTTAAATGGAAAAGTGTTTGAAATTGAACAAACAACAAATACAGAAATTAAAATTCCAATTATTGATGTTGATGGAACAACACATAGTTTTGCAAGTGTTCCTGCACATATTGCTGATACGGGATTTATTCGACTAAATTCTACAACAGGTACTCTTCATAATTTTTATTTTGACAAAGATGATACTCCTCTTGTTGCTGCAAGTTTATTTGGCAATAACGTTGTTGGAGATGTAAAGTATATTGATTGGAATGCAAGTCAAACATATAGTAGTGGTCGAGACAATGATACAGAGCCTGCATATGCAAGAACTGGCTCTGCAGGAGCTTATTCGTACTGGAGAAGTAGAAATAATGCGAATACAAATAATGACCCTTTAACAAATGCAGGAAAGCCTTATTGGACCCAAGTTTTTGTTTGGTCAGAGTGGCAGAAAGCACAAACAATTGCAGTAGGAGATTATAAAAGATTTGGACTAAGAATAAGCAGAAAATTAATAACTACAGGAAAAAAATATAGAACACTACCTGTTGATGAAAGTCAAGACGCTACTAATTATTCAAGTATTGGCGGAGATAATGCACCTTATGCTGAGTGGACATGTACTGGAAATAGTACTGCAATTGCTGCTCTCAGCGGAGATGGAACGGTAGAAGAATTAGACCATAGAACAGTTTGGATAGCAACCATTGCACATACAAGTAGTTTTACAAACTTACCGAAAAATAGCAGTAGATATTGGAGCCGTGGAGATATTTGTGGAAAAACATTAAGATCTTGTAAAATTAGATATGGTGCCATTCCTCAATATAGAGGCTCTAGTCATCAAGCACCTTCGTCAGAAGTTTATAATCAAGCAGCATTACCTTTTGGAGCATATCCTGCAGCGATCAAATTTAAATGATTAAATTTATTACAGATATAGAAGAACATTTTAGAGAAGAGTATCCTCGTGAGGGTTGTGGTCTTTTGGTTGTAGAAAAAGGAAAGTTAAAATGGATTCCTTGTAAAAATAAAGCAGAAGAAAAAGAAAATTTTATTTTTGACTCAAAAGAGTATATTTCAATAGCAAAGCAGTATGATATTACAGGAATTGTACATAGTCATCCAGATTCCTCTCCAGAGCCTAGTCAGGTAGATATTGATAACTGTAATGCTCTAGGAATACCTTATTACATATTTAGTTATCCGGAAATGGAAATGTATTTACTTCATCCAGATAAAAAAGAAAAACCTTTGTATGGAAGAGAGTATAAATTTGGAGTTCAAGATTGTTTTGAAGCAGTAAGAGACTATTATATGTCTACAGGATTAGTTGTTAATCCTAGATTAGCATTTGAAGATAATTGGTGGACTAAAAATTTGGATTATTTTACTGACTATATTAATGAATGGAGTTTTGAAAAAGTTCAAGATAATATGAAAGAGAATGATATGTTACTTTTCAATGTATACTCAATGGTTCCAAATCATTGTGGAGTATATATTGGAAATGATTTATTTTACCATCATGCAGCAAATCGTCTTTCCTGCAGAGAAAATTTATATCCAACTTGGCACAAGTATATAACAGGAGTTTATCGATATGCAGTGTAATATTTACTTACAAGGTAATCTAGGAGAGCGTTTTGGTTCTTGCTATTCTGTAAATGCAAATAATTATTTAGATTTTATAAAATGTATACAAGCAAATGAACCTTCATTTAGAAATTATTTAATCGAGTGCGCAGAAAAAGGAATTAATTTTGCATGGGAAACGGACGATGGCGAGTATCTTTCCGAAGAAGATGTTGCAATGAACAAAGATCTTAAAAATATTACTCTTTTTATTGTTCCTGCCGGAAGCTCAGGAGCAGTAAAAGCAGTTGTAGGTGCTGCTATGATGGTTGCAGGTCTTATTATAGGCGGAACATTGGGAAAAGTTATATTAGTAGTTGGTACAATATTAGCTAATTATGGTATGGCTGAAATGATGATGCCAGATCCGGCAGTTGATGATGAAGAAGAAAATAGAAATTATCTTTTTGATGGTGGTCAACAAAATATTAAAGAGGGAGCACCTGTTCCAGTATTGTATGGTAATTTACGAGTGCCAGGACTGCCCTTATCAGTAGATGCATCTTTTGAAGGTGCTGCAACACAGGGAACAACAGGAAATAGTGGTCAGAATAAAATGGCGGCAGTAAATCCGTTAAATGATATTGATATGATTCTTTATGAGAGAGTATAGATAAGATGACTGAAACAAGAGAAATTGAATTTATAGATCAGAGGATTGGAACACAGTCGCAAGACGTTGTCGTCACGGATTTAATTTCAGAAGGAGAAATAGAAGGTCTTGCTCAGGCAGAAGCATCTATCTTTTTAAACGATGATAGATTAATTCCAGGAAATAATTTTGGACGGCGAACACCAAGCGGGCCAGTTCGATTTGAAGGAACTGACGATACAAAAGTAACATTAACTTCTGGTTCCTCTAATGTTTCCATGTCAAACATTCCAGATGATACTCTTGCGGTTATTGTTGGAGAAAATAAAACTACCTTTCTTGTTGCAAACGGAGCACATGGCTCTGCAGCAAATATTACCATTTACCCATGTAACCCCGACAGCGGTGAACACACTATAACAACCTCTTCGTCTTTCTTTACGACTGATATGATAAGTCCAATAAACCCTGCAAATAATGGTGACGGTGTAAAACCTGAACTTATTTCACCTATTGAAATTAATTATAAACTTACAGGTACAGAGGGAGAAACAGAACGATATGTAGGTCGAATACTTTCAGTAGAAAGCAGTACACGAGCTACTTGGGTAGCTGGCCTATATGATGCACCAGCTACAGATTTAGGAAAAAAGGACGGTTTTACTTATAACATTCGTGCTGATGCTGTTTTAAAAATAACATCTAATGGTCGAGCAGGAGCGGGTACAGGTTTAGAGTCTGGCAAAGTAACTAGATATATCGATAAGTCTTATAATACTACAGAACAGGATGTAAAGGATGGACGTCTTCTAAGCGGATATGTTCGATATATGGGAGATAATGCAGGCTCTCCTTATGCAAAAGCTAATGTTACCTCTATTGCGATTCCTACAGAAGTAGATGGTGACGAATATTACTCTATTAAATGGATAGGCTATTTTAAACCTGCAACAAGTGGATATTATCAATTTAAATCGCACAGCGATGATGGCAATGGAATGTGGATAGGGCAGCCTGCTCTTGAAGCGGCTGTTGCGACCAGTACCAGTCTTTCCCTACAATCTCACTTAATATTGGGTGGACTTCGTAATGGCCTTGGAAGCTATGGTGAGCAGGCGGAAGAAGAAAGTGTTCCCATAGACTTAAAAGCAGGAGTTTATTATCCGTTTGTAGTTATTTATACCCAAGGATCTAGAGACGATTTTTTTACTTGGAAATGGAGAAAAACAGGAGACAATAGCACAGGCCCAGATACTGCATACACAACTTTTGGAGGTACACAATTTTTTGCCCCAGCTAGTTATAAGTTAAATGAACTTACCTATTTTCAATTAGAAAGTAATTGGTCAGGAACTACTCAACAATGTAATTTTAGATTTTTTGAGCGTCCAAACCCTTCAAAAAGTGACTTAGAGTTAGACAATGTTGTTGGTGCAAAATATAGAAGTGTTGGAGTTGGCTTTAAACCTGGTACTCGGACGCAATCAAGACTTAATTGGGGAGGACCTGTTACAGATGCTATCTCTAAAAGACCTACTCTTGCAGTTGCTCTCACTCAGTCCACTTACTCTAGCCAGTCTGGTTCTGTCGCACCAAGTGTTATACAGGGACTTTCAAGTGATGGATTTAATTTAAGTTCAGCACAAATGAGAGAGATTGATGGGGTACGAATTAATATTTCTTACCCAAATGGATTATACGGAAGAGGTACAGATAACGAGTTAAAAGTTCAATTTGCTAGATATCACGTTAAAATAGCACTAAAAACAGAAAGTTCTGCAAATTTTGGTAATGAGTTACTTATTACAGATGAACTTGTTCATGCAGGAAGCGGAATTGATGGTGTGTCGTTTCAAATGACAATTCCGTTAAAACAATTCAGACCTTTTACAGACTTTAAAGTTATAATTGGTCGTATTACTCCTCATTCTGGAAGCGCTATTGGAACTAGTAGTGATGAAGTAGGTGATTCTGATAATGGAATGATAAATGCAAGTTCTGCTATTACAGGTGTTACTGCATATTTTACAGAACATTTAACTTATCCTTATACTGCATACGCAAGAATAGGATTTAATTCAAAAGACTTTGGCAAACTTCCAAAACGAACATATGAGTGTTTGGGTATGAAAGTACTTGTGCCCTCAAACTATATTACAGAACTAGAGTCAGGCAATGGAATACCTGAATATAGAAGAAATGTTACTACTGGCGACACAAACAGTACCCTCTATGTGCCTTGGGACGGAAATTTTAGAGACCAAAAAGTTTATACTGCAAATCCAGCATGGATTTATTACGACATACTATTAAATGATAGATATGGTCTAGGAGATTTTTTAGAGCAACAAGACATAGATAAATTCGCTTTATACAGAATTGCACGATACTGTGATGAAATGGTTCCTGATGGAAATGGTGGTACTGAACCCCGTTTTAGAGCAAATTTATACCTTACAAAAGCTTCAGATGCTTATAAAGTTCTTAAGGATATGGCTACTATTTTTAGAGGTCTTATTTATTTAATTGACGGTCAAGTTCATCCAGTTATTGATCAAGCAAAAGATCCAGTTTATAACTTTTCTAAAGCAAATGTTATTGACGGTAACTTTAGCTATCAAACAGCAGGTGACAAAACAAGAACAAATCAATTTTTAGTTACTTGGATTAATCCTGATAATAACTGGCAACGAGAAGTATTAATTGTAGAAGATAGAGATAATATCATAGAAACAGGTAGAGTTATTCGTCGACAAGCAGAAGCTTTTGGGTGTACAAGTCAAGGACAAGCAACTCGATTTGGACGATGGAAACTTTGGACAGCTCTTAATAATACAGAAGTTGTTTCATTTAGTACAGGAATTAATGCATCTTTTTTACGTCCAGGCGATATTATAAACATTCAAGATTCTGCACGCCATGGTACAAGATGGAGTGGACGATTAAAAAGTGGCTCAACAAAAACAACACTTTTATTAGACTCAGGAATTACTATTCGAGACGATAACGCATATACTTATACAGTAAGTACTGTTCATGTTCAGCCTGGAGCATTTCTTGCTCAAGATTCTGCTACAATTGCTGGAGTTACTTATAGTCGAGGAGACTTTATAGAAAAAGCATTTATTCCGGATTCAAGTGGTAATTATCCTTCAAGTTCTCAATCGCTTACTTTAGAAGAACATTCCTATAACGCAAAAGAGACACAAAACAGTACTGTTCCTTTAAATCTTAGCTGGTCTGAGCATACAAGAGTTGAGCAACAACCTTTAAATAAGAGTGGAATATCCTTCTCCGGTAGTCCTGCAGTTGCTACCCTAACTTCAATAACTGTTAGTAGCGATTTTGTTAATAATCCGGAAGCAGAAACAGTTTGGATAGTTTCAGAGAACTACTCAGGATCAGCCCCTACGACAGCTACAAAACCTTATAATATTATTGCAATAAGTGAAGATAGTAAAAATAATTTTTTAATACGAGCTGTAGAACATTATAACGAAAAATTTTCAACAATTGAAGAAAACTTTTCAACTGCAACGGATGATGGCTTGTATAGACCCCCTAGAGCAACTGATATTGTTCCTCCTCCCACTAATTTATCTCATCAAATAATACGAGGCACGAATGTAGCCTTGCGGCTATCTTGGACAAGACCCGTATATACTAATACTAAAAGTTTTAGTCTAACTGCTGCAGAAAATGGAATGATTTTTATAGATGACGAAGCGATCCATGCCAGTGTTTCGTCACTAGATTTGAAAATAGACCCTATAGTCGGAAAGTATTCTATTAGTTTAAGAACTAATTCAACCGAAAGTAATAATAGATCAGAAACTGTATATTATAATTTTATACTAACCGCCGATCAGCTACCTCAACCTACTATAGATACACCTACAGCAAATTTAATTCCAATAAACGGAAAATCAGATGCAGAGTTAGTGATTAATAGTGATTTGAATAGAATTGAGTTTGATCGAACAAGTTGGGAAGTTAGAACAACAAATGATAAAGTAGAACCAATTTCTAATACTACATTTACTACTACTAATTGGAGTCAAGATATTAGTGGACTACCAACTATTTCCACACCTACTTTTAGTAGTGATTTTGAACAAAGTGTACACTATTTAGTATTAGATCAAAGTTCTTCAACGGATAAATTAAAACTTATTAAATTTGATACTAGTCATCCAAATATTTCATTTTGGTTTGATGCAATTGATGGAGGTACAACAATAAGTGCTGGTTCAAGTCAAGCTTGGGGAGGTGTTGATACATATAGCAATGGGCAAAACGGTAACGGCACCAGAAATAGTGGAACAATAGTTGTTACAAAGGGAAGTACAACTGTAAAAGGGGATGCAAATAATATTTTTAATTCTAGCTATGGTGGTTCAGCTTTTCTTACAGAGTTACAGCCGGGAGATATTATAAAAAGAGCATGGCAACCTCATGGCTCTTCTGGAGATCTTTTTACAAATTATGTTGTTGGTAAAGTGGCAAAAATTAATTCAAATGATTCATTAGAGCTAGAAAGTCCTGCACTTGTTGTAACAAGTGGTTTTTCGTTTTATCAGCGAATAAAATATCGCCCAGATACAAAGAAAGATTTAATTATTGCAGCAGTTTGGAAAGAATCTACAGGCTATAAATTTAAATCCTTTTTAACAGCCCAGGATCAAGAAGCGCCTACTCCTCCAAAAGATTTAGGTCTTCGTCACTATTGGCCTTTAACAGGAGACGGAGAAAAAATTAGTCTATTAGACGCAGCACTAACAGGAAGTCCTGCGATAATTGGAGGAGGTAGAAAAGCAGGTGACTTAGTAACAATAACTATGGACAACTACTATGCTCTTGGTGATACGCGTCCAAATCCAGTATCAAATTCAGGTATAGGTTCCGGAGCAGTTCCAGATTATGGAATTGACACAAAAGATAGTATAACGGGCACTGGCTCTTATTTTACAAATCGCGAAAATGCTTTAAAATTAATTGGCGACTATTACATGGACTTAAATACTACAGATACAAGCGGTCCTGGAGTCAATGGTGCATGGGCTGCATTTATATGGTTTAAATCAACAACGGGGCAGTCAACTGGGCATTTAAATGCTGATATAATGAGTCGAGATGCCGCAAACTTTTGGGAAATTCAGTTAGATCAAAACAGTACTCCTCAAGGGCCGAATAGCAATCTTCAAGATTTAAAATTTTTCTCTGGAGGAGGAAGCAGTGCCAGCTCTTTAGCATTTACACTGTCAGATGAAGTTGTTTTACAGAAGTGGCATCATGTAGGAATGTCATATGACGGAACTACACTAAAATATTATTTAGATGGTAAAGTAAGAAATTCTTCTACAACTGCATATCAACCTCAAAGTGCTTCTGCAAGTTTAACAGTAGGAGGTTTAAATCATGATGGAGGAACTCCAGCTTCTTTTGCAACAGCAGTACAAGAATCTACTACACATAATTTTACAGGAAAACTAGAAGAGTTTAGGCTTTATAATCATGCACCCTCTGATGCCCAAGTTAGAAATCTTTATAAAAATGCAGCCCTTATACATCCTGCCATACAGTTAGATCCTGTAGCAATTAGCTCAGTAGGAAAACAAACAGTTGGTACTGGCAACAATAGTTTTACAACAGACGGAGAAGATGCTACATATAGAGCTTGGGCAGGAGATCAAGATGCAGCAACTGCTCCTTATGCTGTAAAGAAAGAAGGAAACTTAGAATTAAAATCAAGTCAATCTCATAGTTTAAATCTAACTCATGCAAGTTCAACTCTCAGTTTAAGCGACGATGCAATAACAGCAGATAAGGTTGGTGGAGGAACTCTTGATACTTCAGATGTAACAATTCCAAGCGGTAAAGCTTTAACAGTTTCTGCAGGAACATTATCTGTTACAAATGGTACTCTTAATTTAGGTTCAAGTGCTACTACAATTGTTGGAGGTGCTACAAGAACTGATGGTAAGATAGACGGTGATGGAGTACGAGGCGGAAGAATAACTTTTGACAATGGTGTTGCAAATCAAGGCATTCGTGGAATTAACACAGATGCAACAATTGATTACATGAATTTAGATGTGACCAGTGGTTATACACTTGATGTAAAAAGTGGAGGCACATTTGAAATTAGTAGCGGATCTACTGTAAAAATTGGAACAGGAACAGACACTACAGGATTAATTCCAGTAGGTGCTTTAAAAAATGATTCTCATGCAATAGACATTAGTGGAACAGCAGCAGATGCAACAATTCTAGAAACTACTAGATATATTGCAGGACAAGCTTTTAATGGTAGTCAAAATGTTGCAGTTGACTTAGGAGATCTTGCTAATGTTACGGAGTTTAATAAAGCCGATGGAAAAGTATTAAAGTGGAGCGCCTCAAACAGTAGATGGGAGCCCGCAGCTGATTTAGTAGGAAGTGGATCTGGAGGAATTCAACTAAGCGACCTTTCTGTTGGTGCAGAAGCATCTGCAGCAGGCGATGGAGGGCTTGCTTATAATAATAGTTCGGGAATATTTACTTATACACCGCCCTTAAATATTACAGGAAATGCAGCAACAGCGACAACTCTTGAAACTGCAAGAAACTTTACTGTTGGAAGTACTAATCATACTTTTAATGGTGCGGCAAATGTTGATCTTACAGAGGCAGTTCGTGACCTAGTAGCAGGCTTTATAGTTGGAGGTACAAATGTAACTGCAACACATGATGATTCAGGAAATACTCTCACTCTTGCAGCTTCTGGTAGTGGTGGTAGTGGTATTGCTCTTACAGATTTATCTGCAACGGGTGGAACTAATGCAACCGGTGGAGCGCTTTCTTATAATAATTCAAGTGGTGTATTCACATTTACCCCTGTTACAGATATTACAGGAAATGCAGCCACAGCTACAGCATTAGCAACAGGACGTGATATTGCTCTTACAGGACTTATTACAGGAACAGCTTCAGGCTTTGATGGAACAGCAAATGCAAGTATTACAACTGCTATTGCAAATGATGCAATTTCTGGAGATAAGATTCATGGAGGTAATATTTCTGACGCAACTATTACTAATTCTCCTCTTATAAATACTTCTTCAGATGGAACATCAGCAAATTGGAAAGCAGCCTATGATGCAGTATTTGCAAGTCATACTGCATTTTCAAATGGCTCCTGCTTCGCATATACTGGTAGTGTTTATGGAACAGGTACAAGCCCCACTGTTGCTACAGGCACTAATCTTGCTCAAGTTTATGGCTGGTATCAAGTATTGCACAAAACAGTTCATTTTGCAGTACGAGTAAAGTTTCCAAGTGATTACGCTCCAGGAACAGATCCTCAACAGTATCTTATGATACGGTTTCCTTCGTCAATGCCTCTTGCACATGCAAATCTTCTTGATGATAGTCTCGGATTTGTTTGGGAACATTTAATTAGTGGATCATATCGTGCTGAGGGTTATGCATCTTATGGAAATAGAACTTATACTTATAATAATTTACACGGAGCCATATTACAAAATAGTAGAGATATGTTTATGGCAGGAAATTTAGTACAAATAAATGAAAGTACGGGAGCAATGAATCATGTCGATAGCCCTAATATTGACAATGCATATGCGGATGTTAGTGGAACTCCGAATGCTTCAACATCTCACCGATTGAATGCAAATCCCGACAGAGTAGCACGACAATTAATAAAAACTAGTTGTCAAATGATGTTTGCAGGAAGTTATTTATCACAATAGGAATACTAATAAATGATAAAAATTATCAAAGATTTTTTGCCAGAACAAGAGGCAAAAGCAATTTCAACAGCAATTTATAATACGCCAAGCAACTGGTGGTCCTACGCTTATAAGCATGCAGGATTAGAAAAACCCAAATATTTTACAGATACTGCATTTGGAACAAGTGAACGTAAGAAAGAAGACGTTTTAGTTACAAATAGTTTTCAAACTGGAGCTTTTAGCTATAAATTTAGGAGAAGTACTACTCACGTTCCAACTTGTACTTGCTATGAGTGCAACTTTAAAAAACAATATCTTGAAAAAGAAGTAAAAACTCTAGTCTCAGAAGTTTGTAGTTTTAAAAATCCTTATATTTTTGAGTCATTTACCTCTGTATATTCTTCTGGAGACTTTTTAAATACTCATAAAGATCATAATCGCGGTGTTGCTTTTATATATCAACTAACTCCAAATTGGTTACCCGAATATGGTGGAGCTTTACATATTCTTGGTGACGAACCTCAAGTAATATATCCTGAGTTTAATACCTTAACACTTATGCAATTAGAAAATGATGGCGTTCCACATTTTGTAAGCGAAGTTAGTGAGCGAGCTCCTTATGCAAGAGTTGCAATAACTGGCTGGTATAATGAAAGTTAATATTTGTGGAAATCGTTTTCAAACATTAGATGGAAATTGGGAACGTATTTTAAATGTAATAATTGCATCTTTTATTGAACTTGATATAGAGTGTTGTGTAAGCAATTATTTACAGTTTAATACTCCTTATAAAGTTACAAAAGGAATTATAGATTCTAATGATGATATTTATCTATATAATCATACTTACTTAGAAGATATACTAGCAAATAATTTTAACACAGGCAAAAAAACATTATTCTTTAAACCAACAGCACCTACTCCGGACTATTTCTCTCTTGACATTGAAGGTTATGCATGTGCTTCAGATATTACATATAATAAACCATTATTCACAGATGTAGATGAAACTAAATTTTTTAAGACAAAAGTTAAAGAATTCAAAACAGAAAGAGTAAATAAATGGTCAGAATCTAAAGATTTACAGTTTTCAAGAGTAAAAAATATTCCTAAAGATCATATTCTTATTTTAGGACAAATGCCGGGAGATGAAACAGTAACAAAATTTTCTTTTGGAAGTCATTGGCAAAAAGTCGTAGAAATTGTTAATTTTTTAAAAAAAGATTATAATATTGTTCTAAAGATACATCCTACCTTAAAACCAAAAGATGCATGGATTTATTATCAATCAACTATTGATGCTTGGGAAAAGGAAGGAGTAATAGTGTTTTCTGGTTTTGAAAGTTTGCATGATATTCTACCACATACTAAAGTTGCAATTACTGAAAATAGTACCTCTGGAATAGAATGCATGATGTACGATGTACCAATTATAAGTTATGGTTATCCTGAGTATCATTGGATTACTAAAGATTTACGACACTTGCAAAAAATAAAAGAGTATATCAATAATTTATCGTGGTTTAATAAATTATTAAGTAGAAAATGGTTAGCATGGTATTGTTTAAATTATCTGTGTTATAATAAAGAAACAACCATAGCTAGGTTAAAAACTATACTTTAAAGCTAGTTACATACTTAAAAATATTTCTTGACAATATAGGTTCTTATTGTTATAATACTGAGTAAGTGGAAAATAAATTCCCTAGGTAAAGTATCGACAGGATTCCAATTCTATGAGTACGGTAGCGGTAGTAAAAGGTGATAGTAAATCAAATCTTCAGGTCACGCTCGTAAGAGAAGATCTAGGGACAACATATCAGGCAGGCGGATCAACAATAGTTAGAATGCGTCTTCGAAAAGTTGGAACTACAACAGTTCTGCCAACAAGTGCAGGTGTTGTAGCAACCCTAGTAAATAATAACTATATATTTGATTTAGGTACATTTTTAACTCATAGTGATGTTTCGGAAGGATATTATGAAGGGGAAATAGAGCTTGAGTTTGGAGATACTAGCCCTTCCACTTTTCAAACAATATTCGATCCTGTATCCATACAAGTCAGAGAAGCGTTTGGATAAGTAATGCCTGCTAAGTTTGCGGTAGAACCCTTAATTATCAATAGACCGAAAGTATCACTTTTACGGTTAAATATTCCTGTTGTAAAAACAGTTGTAACAGATACTCCTGTAATTCATCCGGTTCATAAAGAGAATCATGCAGCAGTTAAAAGTGTAAAATCAATAACGGAGTCAATACCGCTTAAGGTTGATAAAGCTGTTATTGAAAATAATGTTAAATTATTTGATTATAAACTTAGTTTTAATCCTACCAAAGTAGTAGTTCATAATCCAAAAATTTTAGAACGTCCAAAAGCACAGAATATAGCATTACAAGACTTAGCAACTTTATATGTTGCACAAGCAAAAAGTCAAGCGTTTTCAGTTAATGATCCGAAACCGTATCAAGAAATTCTTGCAGAAGGTATTCGATTTGTTGCCCACGTTTGGATCAAGTATGTTAATGCAAATAGTGTAGTAAATGCTACAAGTATAATTGATTTAGATGATTTAAAAGTTAGCAAAACTTTACTTAATACTGCACAACTGGTAGATCTTGCTCAAAAGACAACATCACGAAGTATACTTAATACAAAAAATAAAACTAGTTCGTTAGCACTTATTACCCCAATACTTGGAAAAGTATCAAATGCAAGTCTAGCGTCCGAAAATCCTGTATTTGATATAGGAGCGGTTCGAAGCAATGCTGTAGGGCTTACGGAACAAGTTCTTACCCAGGCTATTTACCGTAGAGAAATAGATCGAACAAAAAGTATAGTTGGAGTACCCAACCACTGGGCAGGAGGAACTCAAAACCTAAAAAGTCTTTATGTACAAGTACTAAGAATAAGAAATACTAATATAACTAATATTGTTAATTTTAATCATTTAATACTTCGTGGACCTTTTGTTCCAGAAAAAATAACTCCAGTAGAGCAAGTATTTAAGTATATTAATAAATCTTACAAAGGCTTTGGAGGAACAGCACAAACAACAGCACTAGAACCGCTAAAAACATTTACTGGAGGAAAAACAAGCAATCTTGGATTAAATTCGCTGTTTATAAAGGGAATACTAGCATCAGAAGTTATTAATCCAGTTTCATCTGTATTTAAGTATATTGATAAATCTTATAAAGGTTTTGGAGATATTTTTCAAACAACAGCACTAGAGCCACTAAAAACATTTACTGCAGGAAAAACAAGTAGTGTAAGTTTTGATACAGATTTAATACCTGGTCGTCTCATTAGAGAATTTTTAGCTATTAGAACTATTCAAATATTTAAAAAAGTAACAAAGAACGCATTTTCGACAGCAAACGTTAATACAGCAGAAACTCCAAAAACTGTTGATAAAATTTCTCATAGAGTAGTAACTTCGGGAATAAATTCTATTCCTGCAGTTGCAGGATATACTACAAGTAGTACGGCAACTGGACAGTTCTATGAGTTATTGAGAATACAACATTTTGTAGATCAGAATAGTACCTCTAATTTACTAGGGCCTGGTTATACAAAACCTCCTACTATATATTTTGTAGGAGGAATTGATGATAGAGCCCCGGCTGGCACACTAAATTTATTAACAGCAGTGTTAGATGTTGATGGAAATGGGTATATAAAACATGATACTCCAGTTGTATATGGTCAAAATAATATACAATTTTTAATGTTGAATACAGATCCTGATTTTGCAACATTAGGAGGAACAAGTAATAATCGCCTTCTGACTGCTGGTACTCAGTTTTTTAGAAAGTTTGCATCTGCAAACGGATTAACAAATACTGCTTATGATGGCATTGCAAATGGATTCTTAACACAGCCAGCAAGTATTTATACTCAAATTAATAATCTTGCTCCATATACAGTTACAACAGGTATGTCTGCACGAGGAACCAATGATTATGGATTTGCAGTTTATATAATTCCACATGCTGATGATATTGCAGTTGGCTCTCCAGGTCCAACAAATTATCCATTATATACTGGCACTACTTATAATCATACAAATGCTCCATTTAATCCAAATTATGTAGCAAGCTGGTATTCTACATCAAGCACTACTAATGTTAGTACATACCGTAGTTCAATAACAACTACTACAAATGTTCCTGCAGTTCCGTTTAGAAGAGGATCAGATGCGGTTACAGATAATGAATATTCAAAACCAAGAGTAGCAAGTGAATTTGTAATTCCTGGAAAATTTGTTCCAGAATTTATGATTGTTCGCTTAGATAAAATATTAAAGTATTTTACGAAAAAAACAGAATCAATTTTATCATCAAAAACAGCAGAAAGAACTACATATTTTACAGGAATTAAATCAGACTCTATTAAAACAAATGATGTATTTATAAAAGGAATCTTAAAGTTTAGCAATGCACAGATACAGACTGCAAAAATAGAAAAATATTTTACAGGAATAAAGACAAGTACAGTTAAGTCTCTTTCTGGAATAAATACAAAATATTTTACGGGAAATAAATTAAGTACTACATCTTTATCAGATTTTTTAATAAAAGGACAGTTAAATTTAGATGTATTAAATACTACTTCATTACCTGCCGTAAAATATTTTACAGGACAAAAAACATCTATATTTTCATCGCTTTCGGAAGTTCCTACAAAAAATTTAATAGCTCCTAAAGCATCAAATACATCTGCAACTTCTTTTTTATTGCAGGGTAGACAATATAGAAGTAATTTAGGAACTGTAGATCATGGAATTTCAAAAAATGCAAATATAGCAGCATTTAGTACTGTAGGATTTCAAAAAGATCCTTTAGTTATACAAATGCTTATTCCAAGACAGAGTAGTGCAACAGGAACTCAAGTAGATGTAACAAAAGGACACTATTATGAAAGTGCTTTTTCTGCTACATCAATTCCTGCAAAGTATTTTAAACGAAAAGCAGACGATTTTGAACAATCAAAAGTAACTATTGCTTTTGATAGAATATTTTTTAAGCAAGAAGCAAAGCCAGATTCTCTTGGCACAGCCTCAAGTATAGTTATTCCCGCACACGCTCCAATGCCAAGAAATGTGGTAAATTTTTTACATAGTATCGGAAAAGAGCTTAAAATAGATAAGACTAAACTTGAAAGCACAATTGCTGATCCAATATATTCTGATAGAACAACAACTGTGCTTGAAGATTTTCCTTTTGCAACTACAGGGTCTATGAGAAATTCAGGCAGCAACGCATATGCTACGTTTGGAGATTATTGGACAGCTTTAAAAAATGGAAATTCAAATTTTTCGAGGGCAAACGGTACTGTAAGCTCTCCAACAAATAGCTTTTTAGGATCAAGAGAGCAGCATGATATATCAAATAATACGCACAATGTTTTTAACGATTTAATGGGAGATGCTTTAGTAATTACAAATGCAAATCGTACTAATATCTTGAGAGAATCTCTTTATATACCTACAGTTGTTGAAGATACGACATATTCAACAAGTAGAGGTTATAAAAGATTTAAATTAAAATATGAGCTTGATGTTCATGCAATTACTGGTAATGCAAGAAGAACACAAGTTACGACAATGGTATCGTTAGGAGGAGGAAGCTCTGCAAGTAAAACAGCTTATTTTATAGAACAAGGTGAAATTTATTTAGCTCGTACATCTTTTGAGAGTACTCATGTAGCACATAGAGTTGCAAGATATAATCAAGGATTACATCAGTACACTCTTGGAAATACGTGGGAATACTCACATCCTACATCATCTACTGTTGAGCCTTATTGGAGAACAATAACAAATACTGCCGGTGCCGGAGGATTTGCAAGAGGCGGTAATAATTATAATAACTCACCAACTCCTAGCTATTCTGGAAATGCCACGGGTTCAGTAGGAAGTAGTCCAACTAATATCGCAAGAATAGATGCGGCACTATTTCAAGTAAAAATGTTTTCAAAATTTAATACTACTGCTGCTGCAGGAGCAGGCATAGCATATATGGGAGTAAATCCATATTATTTTACTAGAAGCAGGCCCGGGGTTATGTACGTCGATGGAGTTGAAGTATCATCATCATCTCTTGGTTCAGCTACTTATTGGGATACGAACAATGATTATGAAGTAAGCTCAACTCCTTGGGGCGATACTCAATATACAATAGCTCCAGTAAACTATACAGATACATTGGGAGCTTCCCATACTGATGTAAATGGAATTGGAAATTCTAATAAACCATATTTTGGAACGTGGACAAACTTGAATACGTCTCCATTTAATGACTCCATAAGAGGAGCCTTTACTGCACAATCTGTTTTTGGACAAGGAACTCAAATGGCTATAGATATAGTCGGCAATCATTATAGTACTCTTAGTTATTTTGATATTAATTATAATACAACAGTGCTTACTCATGAGATAGAGGTGAAAGAGTTTGTAGAAATAACAGATACAGAGCATGCAGATTATGGCAAAATAGTAAAATGGGATCCCTTATTTGAAAATGGTGTTAGATATATAAGCACTCCAGCAAGAGAAGTTTTTGCTGACTCAGGCTCGGAAATGATAAATATAAGTACATTACCGGATGTCCAGCCGAAAAAAGAAATACATATAGATAAGTCACAGGCAGTAACAGATCCTGTACTTGTACATAAAGCAAAGTATCCTGTAAATGTTGTAACAACTACACGAGATGTATTTCTTCCAGCATTTTTAAAACAAATTTTCAATCAAGCAAGTGCAATAGAATTAGCTCAAAAAAGACTTGAAAAAAATGCCTCAAGTATTACAAATGTAGTGGATAATAATATTTTTGTAGGGTTTATTTTTCCACTAATATTAAGAACAGCCAGCAATGTATCAAAAAGATTAGAAAAAAATTATACCGAATTAACTGATTTACCTACTGTAAAAACAGCAGAAAGAATCACTTACTATACGGCAAATAAAACTAGTAGTTCAACTGCAAAAAGTAATGCTTTTGTAGGATTTCATCATTTTGAAAATGTTGCAAAAACTGTTCGCGAGTTTAAGTATTATTCAAAAGAATATACAAGTACTCTTACAAAAATAACAGCAAAAGCAGTAATAGAAACTAAATATGTTACAAAACCAAAAATAAGCAATGTAGGACTGCTCAGCGAAATTATAGCAGCAAATATACATATTAGCTTAACGAGACTTCAAGCAGTAATAGATGCTAAAAATACACAGTTACCTAAAACTTCTCTTATAAATGCTGGAGAGGTTTTAAACAAAGAATTAGTCCGACCAAACATTACAAGTTCTTTAAAACACCCCGACGAAGGATTTGTGGTAGTGCAGGACTATTGTTTCGGCCATTTCAGCCAAGCATACGTCGGGGAAGAGATTAAATTCTAAAGGAGAAAGGAATGTTTATTGACAATTCATACATCATGGGAACTTTAAATATTGTTCTTCGCGATGGTGATGGCCGAGTTAAACAACATAAAACTGTTCGAAACAAAGTCATGAACCAAGGCTTAGCGCATATCGTCGGTCGGATGATGGACCAAACAGAAGCTACTGCTTCAGAAATTAGTGCTGGAACAGCTTATAACTATGGGCATGGAGGTGTGGCACCGGGAGTAGCAACAACAGATGTTGTAGCAGCTGGTGCAGGTTTTACTGGTGCAGGTCGTGCAGAAGCAGGACGAAAGCATTTTATGCCAAAAATGATGCGATATATGGGTCTTGGTATTGGTCAGGCTCAGGGCGGTTCGGGAAATGATGCAACACCTAATCAAAGTGGAAACAGCAATGTATTTTTAGGAGAAGAATGGGCCTTAGAAAGAGAAGTAACCATTGGAGTACAGCCACAGTTTCAAAAAGCAGCAGGTACAGATGCACATCTTCCAGTTCAACAATCAACTTTTGCAAATGGTAGTGATGGCGACAATACAAATAACGGACGTGTTGACATGAGTCCTCTTGCAGCAGCTTATGCAACTCCTGGAAATCTTACTGAAATTTATCAAGGAGATGTGACAGGAACGCTTTTAGCAAAAGATGCTGTAAATACCACTTCTGGAGCGACTACTTATGTAGATGCTGAAGGTACTTACTTAGATGCGGGTACAGATACATCCACTCCTAATACAACGCCTCTAACAACACAGCGTACTACAATGGGAGACACTAATTTACAAGATTCAGAAATGTATTATAAAAACTACTACAAAGACAAAAAAGTTGGAAAAAGACTTGTTTTTGTTGCAGTTTTTCCACCAAATGCACCTTCAAATGCAAGTGAACTAAAAATTGTAGAAGCAGGAGTATTTAACGGTCAAAGTCCTTTTACAACGCTTACAAACACCGGTACTGCTTTAGACATTTATAAAACATCCACGCTGCGAGAACAAACAATGCTATGTAGAACTACATTTTCTGTTGTAACAAAAACAGTAAATGATACTTTGCAAATTACGTGGTCAATTCAATTTCAGGATGCTACTACTGGTACATAAGAGAGTATTATGGCAAATTTAACATTACGAGGCGGCTATTCTGTCACTGAACTAGGAGGAGCAATAGGAGGCACCGCAACTTATGGTGTCTCCGATCCTAGAGCAGGTACTCACACCTATAAAGATGTGACGTTATCTAATCAGGAACTAGATAGCAACTTCGTAGCGTTAAACTTAAATAAAGCAAATGTTGCAAATCCAACATTTACTGGTATTGTACAAATTCCAAATCTTGGAAGTATTTCAAACCTAATAACGACTACAAGCAGTATTTATAATAATTATGCAACAAATTTTAAATTTGTTCGAGACAATTTTGCAACAATAAATAATGCAACCCATACAGGTACTTTAACAATACCAGAGTTAGGAACTACAGAATTTACAAATACAGGCGGCGCACATGATGCAAAGGCTGTAAATGTAAAATTTCTTGAAGATAATTATGCTCCTATAAATAACCCAACTTTAACAGGAGTACCACGATCAACCTACAACCCTCCCAGTAATGATTCAAGCACTATTATAGCAAATACACAATGGGTACATGCTGCAGTAACTCCAAAAGCAAATATTGCAAGCCCAACATTTACTGGAAATCCAAAAAGTGTTACGGCTGCTACAAATGATAATGATACAAGTATTGCAACAACTGCATGGATACAAAATGAATTTGGAAATTTAGGAGATGGAACATCTTCTTTAAGAGGGCATCTTATTCCCACTGCAGCGACAGATCAAACTTCTGTTCCTACTGGATTATTTGGTGCAACAGAATTGCGAGGCTACAAACGAACTCAAACTGGAACAACTCCGCAGGGAGCAAAAATATATGAATATAGTGGAACAGACTTAGGTGGTCCAAGTAATTATTTTGCAAATGCTTATATTGCTCATATTAAAACTGCAGATGGATCGATTGATATCGGTGAAGCAACTTTATCGGCAACAGAAACCGGAGGTATAGTTCTTCCTACAGAAACTGCAATTGGAACACAAGATAATGTTCTTCCATCAAATTTAGCATCTTCAGAGCTTGATAAAGCATATGCCTCAACAGCTCGACCGTCTACTTTGCAAATGGAGTTTTATTATGATGGAAATGGTAGATTTGCAGGACCAACTCCTATAGCTTTAGTTGATAGTGGAAATATTCGATCTATTTCTACGGGTGACTTTGAAAATCCTTCAAGATTTATAGGTTTTAACACAGACTCCTCGATAACGTCGGGAACAACTATTTCAGTAGTAATTTCAGGTCTTGCATCTGGATTTACAGGTTTGACTAGTGGTGACGAATATTACATAAATGGTATTGGTAGTTTATCTACAACAGCAGGGTTGGGGAAAGTAAAAGTAGGACGAGCTGTAAGTACAACACAATTATTTATTTATACGACAACTACTTTAGATACCTATGTCACTACTACAAAAAAGATTGGATTAGACGCATTATCTGCTAGTAATCAATCTGCAACTTCAGGATCAGGCGGTTTAAGTTATGATAGCAATACTGGTGTTTTTTCTTTCACTCCTACTCGTACAATAAATAACGCAGATTTAACAGGAACACCAACAGCTCCAACAGCAGCAGCAGGAACAAACACTACTCAGATAGCAAATACTGCTTTCGTAAAAACAGCAATTGATAATTTAGTAGCTGCTGCACCTTCAACTTTAGATACGTTAAATGAAATAGCTGCTGCAATTAATGATGATCCTAATTTTATTACAAGTATTACTGACTTAATAAATTTAAGATCACCAATAGCGAGTCCTACATTTACAGGAACAGTTACTGTTCCAGAGCCTGCTGCAGCGAGTAATAACCAAACTGTTGCAACAACTGCTTTTGTAAAAAGCACTGCTCCTCCTCTTAATAATGCAGCATTAACGGGAGTACCAACAGCTCCAACAGCAGCAGCTCATACAGAAACAACTCAACTTGCAACAACAGAATTTGTATCAGTAGCAGTTGCACGAGGAGGAGGCTCTTCAAATTTGGACGGAGGACTTGCAAATAGTACAAGAACGCTTGCAACTCACCATTTTGATGGAGGTAATGCAAACTAATGGCCGTACAAATTCAAATAAGAAGAGATACTCTTAGTAACTGGACTAGTCACAATCCAACACTTGCTGTTGGTGAGTTAGCTTATGTTACTGATACTGATGCCTTTAAGGTAGGAGATGGAAATACGGCTTTTACTTCATTGGCATATTCAAATGTTGGACCAACTGGACCTACGGGTCCTACAGGCCCACAAGGTATTCAAGGTATTCAAGGTATTCAAGGTGTAGTAGGTCCTACAGGTCCTCAAGGAGCACAAGGTCCTCAAGGTATACAAGGTCCACAGGGAATACAAGGGTCAACTGGTGCAACAGGATTAGGTTTTAATATTGCAAAAACATATAGTTCTGTTTCAGCTTTATCTGCAGATACTACTCCTTCAGGAATTGCAACTGGAGAATTTGCAATAATAAATACTGGAAATGTACAAGACGCAGAAAATTCAAGATTATATCTTTGGAATGGGAGCACTTATAGTCTTACTACAGATTTATCTGGTGCAGCAGGTGTAGCAGGTCCTACTGGTACAACTGGAGCACAAGGACCACAAGGAATACAAGGTCCCCTTGGTCCCATAGGTCCAACAGGCCCTACTGGTGCAACTGGAGGCCAGGGCCCTCAAGGTATACAAGGATCTCTTGGAGGACAAGGACCTGCGGGTCCAACAGGCCCTTCAGGAGCAACTATACATTTTGGAACAAATGCACCTAGCGCTCCTTCTACAGGAACTCTCTGGTTTGATACGGAAGCTTTAAATACTTATGTATATTATAATGACGGAACATCAAATCAATGGGTTTTATTCAATCGCCCTTCAGGAATAGATTTTGATAGTTTATCTATTTCTACACAATCTGCAACAGGAGGAGGCGCTTTAACATACAATAATGCGGGAGTATTTAGTTTTGCTCCTGCAGATTTAACATCGTTTGCAACAACTGCAAGTCCAACATTTACAGGTACTCCTGCGGCACCAACTGCAGCATCGGGTACAAACACAACACAAGTAGCCACCACAGCTTTTGTTGAATCAAGAGTCTCAGGAGTTGATCTAAGTACCTTAGCACCTAAAAATAGTCCAACACTTACTGGTACTCCTTTAGCTCCAACAGCTACATCAGGCACAAATAATACGCAGATAGCTACAACAGCTTTTGTAACATCAGCATTGTCGGCAGGAGCTGCAAATGTAACAATTTCAGTAACAGCTCCAAGTAGTCCTTCAGCGGGAGACTTATGGTGGGACTCTGCAAACCTTCATCCCTATATTTACTATAATGATGGTAGCTCTGCACAGTGGGTATCTTTTGCAATTGGTGGAGCAGGAAGCACTTCTGCAAAGATAGATATTTCAGCAACAGCTCCAAGTACTCCCGATACTGGAGATTTATGGTGGGATCCCACTAATCTTCAACCATATATTTATTACAATGACGGTAGCTCCTCTCAGTGGGTATCTTTTGCAATTGGCGGAAGAGCTTCTGGAGCACTTTTTACGATTTCAGGTTCAGCGCCCAGTTCTCCGACTGAAGGAGATCTATGGTTAGATGAAGATAATTTGAAGACATTTGTTTATTACAATGACGGTAGCTCTGCACAATGGGTAAGACTAACGCAAGTATTATAAAAGGAAGAAACAATGACAGCAGTTAATTTTCCAAGTAGTCCGAGTAATGGAGATACCATAACAGTCGGTTCCACTACTTATACATATAATTCAACAAAAGGATACTGGGATGCTACACCAACAGGCTCAGCCATTAATTTAGGCTCTGTTGGTGAACATGTTCTTCCTAGTACAGATGTAACCTATGACTTAGGTAGTAGTACTAAGAAATGGAGAGACCTTTATCTTTCTGGTAGCTCTATAAATCTTGGAGGACAAGATATAACAGCTACTTCTTCTGGTATTCAACTTCCAGAAGTTACAATTGGTACCGGAAACACCACTATCAAGTTAGGAGTTGCATCAGACGGAAGCCTACAGCAAACTCCAACAGTAAGTGGTAGTACTGGTTCTCAAGTTCAAACTGTAGCACTAACAGACTTATCAGTAACAAGCGCTTCCGCATCAAGTGGAGGAGCGTTAGCCTATAATAACACTACTGGAGTATTTACCTATACTCCACCCGATCTTACTGTAAAAGCAGATCTTGCAAGCCCGACATTTACAGGCACTCCTGCGGCACCTACAGCTAGTGGAAGTACAAGTACAACTCAACTTGCTACTACTGCATTTGTTCAACAAGAAATAACTTCTCTTGTTGATTCTGCACCGGCAGCTATGAATACTTTGAATGAGTTAGCTGCAGCAATTAATGATGATGCAAGTTTTAGTACTACAATTACAAATAGTCTTGCAACAAAAGCACCTCTTGCAAGCCCAACACTTACAGGTACTCCTGCAGCCCCTACAGCAAGTTCGGGTACGAATACTACTCAACTAGCAACGACAGCTTTTGTACAAACTGCTTTGGGTGGAATTGATTTATCAACACTTGCGCCAAAGGCAAGTCCAGTACTTACAGGTACTCCTGCAGCACCAACTGCAGCTGCAGGCACAAATACTACTCAGCTAGCAACAACAGCTTTTGTTTCTGGTGCAATTGCAGGAAGCTCTTCTGGACACTTTACTGTTCTTGTTACAGTTGTAAACTCTGGAGGCAATAAGTATGCATTAGATGGAACTGTTCAACAAGTTGCTACAATTATAAAAAGTGGTACATTTAGATTTGATCAGTCAGATTCAAGTAACTCAGGACATCCACTAAGATTTGCTACTGCAGCAGATGCAGCAGGAAGTTCACAGTATACAACAGGAGTTACAGCTGTTGGAACTCCGGGTTCTTCTGGTGCTTATACACAAATTGTTGTAGAGCAAGATACTCCAGCATTGTACTATTACTGTACTAATCATTCCGGAATGGGAGCAGCCGTTCTAATTGGTGGAGGAGCTACAGGCCCAACAGGTGCAGCAGGTCCAACAGGTCCAACAGGAGGAACAGGTCCAGCAGGGCCTTCAGGTTCACAAGGAATACAAGGACCTGCCGGTCCTCAAGGAGCTCAGGGCCCAGCAGGTCCAGGAGGTAGTACTGGTGCACAGGGTCCAACAGGCCCCTCAGGAGGTCCAGCAGGTCCAGCAGGTCCAGCAGGTCCAGCAGGCCCAGGCGGTCCCGCAGGTGCAGCAGGTCCAACAGGGCCGGGTGGAAGTTCTGAAATTCAACTTACTGCAGATGGAGCAATTGCACAAGGTAAAG